GGGCGGGATCTTGCGTTTGCCTTCGTCAATGGCAGCTTTCACCACTCCCGCCCCTGAATCTGTCGAGAACGTGGCGACGGCATACCACGTTCCAGGGTCTTCCATGACTGGCTGCAACAGGTGGTAGTACTTCATCCCCCTGGCTGCCTCATCGATCGGCAGTTCATCCACCCGTTCAAGATGGTATTGAACCTGCCCTCGCTCTCCCTTTGCCTTACCGCTTGCCATAGTACGTGCCTCCCGGTCTCAGAAGCATCATACCAAGCGGTGTTCAAGGATCAATCGAAACCATAAAAGAAGCCGGTACCCGAAGTCGGGTACCGGCCCCTTTAGGTGGGTGGTGCTTAGCTGCTGGTTTACTACGCCTTCGTGACCGTGGTGATGCCCCGAGGGTTGAGGATGGCCATGGTCACCATCTCGTCAAAGACCCAGCCCTTCCAGAACGCCTCGACGTTGTGGTTCTCCTCGACATCGAGGGAGTACAGGACGGGGAACACACCGAGGAAGTCGGGGTTCGGCAGGATGAAGATCTTGCCCTGGGGCACGATGATCGACCGCTGGATCTGGAACTCGCCGAAGGTGGTGATCCGCTCCCCGGCGACGACCCGGTCCTTGAAGGCCCAGCCCGTCTGGTTGATGTCCCACCGGTAGAAGTCCCGGTAGTCCATCGGGTTGACCAGGATGCGGCCCGCCTCGATCTCGTGCATGTCCGAGAGCGCCACCGCGGCGTAGAGACTCTGCGGAGTGAAGTAGCCCGAGGTCTCGGTCACGTTGTGGTTCGGGGTGATGTCGTGGTCCGGCCGGGTGGCGTAGTCCGTCACCGCCGCCTGGAGGATGACCATCAGGCGGCTGTCCTCCTGCTTGAGGATCGCCTGCTTGGTCTCGTCCTGGGCCTGCTCCACGGCGTTGATCCGGAGGTAGTACAGATCCTCCTTGCGGATCGCCGGACGGCTGGCGATGCGGAAGAACCGCACCGGCACCCGCTTGCCCTCGAACGGGGTCACACGGACCTCGCCCTCGGTGCCGGACATGATGTACGCCTGCCCCAGGTCGTCCCACACGTCGTACTCGACCGGGGTACCCGGCGTGACCGGGTCCTCGATGAGGACGTTGCGGACGATGCCCTGGTAGCGGAGCTTCAGCTGGATCGGGCCGATCATGCCCACACCCAGCCTACGGATCCCGTTGACCTCATCCTGGAGGATGAGGGCCATCTTCTTGACCTTCTGCTCGTGGGTCAGGGCGCTCTTGGAGCCGTCGCCCTGCCGACGGCGAAGGATCTCGGCGACGTAGTCGTCGGACTTCTTCGCCACCTTGGGCCGCAGGCCCCCTGCCACAGTCAGGCTGCTCATGCTTCTGTCCTTTGTGCGAGAGGAAGAGGTGGACGGTGGACGACTACGGGGTGCGCGGCATGAGGCCGCCGATGGTGATCTTCGTGGCACTGTCGACCGAGATCAGCCGGGCGACCGGAGCAGCCGAGGCGCCGGTGGCTCCGGCCGGGACGAGCTTGCCCCGGTTGGCGCCGGTAGTGGAGGCGTGGACCAGGAGGTCCGTGCCGTTGCCCGGGTCGGTCCAGGTCGCCGTAGTGTCGAACGCCGGGGCGAGGATCTCGAACTCGGCGTCGGCGGCGAGTACCCAGACGGCCAGGACGTTGATCCCGGCCTCCTCGACCTCATCGATCCCGTCGCCGCCGATGTAGAGGGCGCACAGCCCGGCCGGGACGCCGGTCCCGTTGAGGAGGGTGTAGTTCTCCCCGGCGGTCTTCATCATGCACATGCCAGGCCAGATGTCGACGCTTCGGTCCCACGCCGGGTCGAGGAAGCAGGACTTGGGCGTCGCCTGGGTCCAACCGTAAAGCGGCCGGATGGTCCGCTTGATGTAAGCCTTATTCAAAGTCGTGCGGATCACAGGTCACTCCCTCGACAAGTCCAGGTGGATCCTTCATCCCTTGTTCCAGGAGAAGCCCGCACTCGGACAGGAGGACGAGACGACGAAAGCCCCCGAGAGCCGGGGGCTTTCATCTGCGGCAGAGCCGGGGACGGCCCGGACTGCGGCGACCTGCTACTCGAAGAGCAACTCGTCGGCGTCGACCGAGGCCGTCACCTGCATCTGGGGCTGAGGCGGTTCGACGAACGACGGGGCCGTCCGCTCCCTGCTGGCCGACCGCGGGACGAGGTTGCGCTTGGCCTGGCGGGCCGGTCCCTGACCCTGACGGATGACCTTGGAGAGGGTGTTGATCTCCGCCTGCATCACCTCGTCCGAGATGTCCGACGACGCGATGTCGGTGGCCATGGCCAGGTCGTCGCCATCGTCGATGCCAGCCTGGATACGCAGCCGAGCCAGGCGCAGGGCGGCAAAGGTCCGAGCTTCACGAGCGCCTGTCGTCGCCCGCTGCGCGAAGTCGCCTTCGAGCGGGAACGCCGTGTCGGGGTTGTTCGGGTTGCCAACGCGAACGTCCGTTTCGGTCTTGACGTCGGCCAGCGGTAGTGGTCCCTCGGTGCCGGTGACCGGCCGGGTCGGATCCTGCTCGTTGAGGTCGAGCGGCTCGTCCAGGACGGTCTCGGTGCCGGTGACGTCGGTGGTGGCGTCGGCTGATACGTCAGTGACCGGGGTGGCGCCGATGGCCTCGACGTCGGTGTCGTTGAGGTCGCCGAGGGCCTCTTCCGTGGTCTCGGCCGGAGCTTCGGCCGGAGGGTCGGCGATGGGCTGGGCGGGGTTGTTCTCATCGGCGACCTTCATGAGCGCCGCGAACTTGGGGTGCTGGTCGACCCCCGCCAGACGGGCGATGGCTTCGAGGCCCCGCCGGAGCGCGGCGATCTGCTGGGCCTGACGGTCGATGATCTTCTGCTGCTCGGCGAGGGCTGCTAGGACGGGTCGCATAATCTGCTCCTTCTGCGACTGCTTCTGGTTCTGATCCTTCTTCTCGGATTCAGCCTCTGTCTGACTGTCCTGTCCCTGCTGCTGGGGTGGCTGTTGGTCTGGCTGGTCGAGCTTGTCGTTGCCCACTGGCCGAAGAGTCCCCTTGCCGCATTCCGGGCAGGTGTCGCCCGCCTGTGGGGTGGTCTCCGGTATCTCGTCGGGCTGTTCCTCGTCGCCCTTCAGCTTGGGCGAAGTCGGGGTACCGTCCTTCGACGGCGGGTGCGGAAGCGACGGTGACTGCGGGAAGCTGGCGGGCGCCGCGGTCTTCGACTGCTTGTCCATCCACGGCGGCTTGGACTGCTTCTTCGGCTTGCCATCCTCGTCGGTCGCGTCTTCGTCCTCATCATTCGATGAGTCGGATGTCTCTCCGCCGCCGAACATCTGCTCGAACTCGGCGTTGATGTCGCCGCCGCCATCGACCGGCGCCGCATCTGCCTCAGTCTCGGCCGTGGGGTCGGAGTTGAACTTCGCCCCGCACTGGTCACAGACCAGCTGCTCATTACCGGGCTCGACGGCGCCCTCGTCCTCGTTCTGGCGGAGGTCGACGTCCCTGGCCTGTTCCAGGTCGGGGTCCATGAAGGAATCGGGCGGCTTGACGAAGCCGCAGACGAGGCACTTCTCGCCGTCGTAAGCGTTCTCCTCGCCGCAGACGGGGCAGTTGGCGTCCCGGAGGGTGTCGACCTCCGCGGGGGCTTTGGTCTCTCCGTAACTCACTCTCGGTAGAATGGATGACACCCGGGGCGCGGCTTGGTGTGGCTCGGTCCGGCTAGGCGCGGCAGGGCTTGTCATGGCCTGTGACGGGAGCCATCTACGGGTGGCTCCCGTCTTTTGCTGCGCCTCGAACGGCAGCCGCCCCTCGATGATGTCCCACGCCTCCTTGACCGTCTTGCCCTCACCGTAGGCCAGCTTGGCCTGGCGGAAGTGCTGGAGGTTGCTCACCTGGTGTTCGTAGAGGTGGTGGAAGTCTGAGGCGGGCTGGCCGCCCGCGCCCATGCGGTTGGTCTGGATCACGGAGCCCTCCCGCCCGCGGCTCTCACAGACCGGACAGGCGAACTTCTGGTCCCCGGCGTTGTTGCGGACGCCGCGGGTGACCTCGGTCTTCGGCCAGCAGAACTTGGTCTTACAGGTCCAGCAACGGCCGACGTACTCGTCCGGCCCGGGGGCGTGCCTGCCCTGTCCCATCCAGGCCATCCGACGGCGGCCCTCGACCCCACCATGCTCCTCGACGGCCTTGGGATCGGGCTTGTCCAGCCAGTCCAGGAACGGCATCCCCCACTCCTCGCAGAACTTATTGGCCTCGGCCAGGAGGGGGATGATGTCCATGTCGATCCGATCGATGTCGACGTCGAGGTCCCCCTCCTTCCCGTCGGCCCAGTCGGTGGCGGCCAGGGCGGCCCAGCGGTGGTGGCCGTCGACGATGTAGTTGTCCTTGGAGACGAAGATCCGGTCGGGCTCGCCCTGCTCATTGAGGACCACTGGCGGCTTGCCGGTCTTGGCGATCTCACCCTCGATCCAGTCGGCCATCCCGGCGATCTTGGAGGACCGCAGCTGGTTCTGAGTGGCCTTGAGGAAGGTGGCCTTCTCGGTGGTCGGCTCGACGGCGACACCGCGCTCGACGAGCATCTTGCGGAACACCGGCTGGAGGTTGTACTCGCCGTTCGGCCCCTTGGGGATGTTCTCCTTGAGGATCTTCGAGTCCTTGAACGGCTTCTTGGTCTTCAGCTGGGGCATCTGGATGCGGGGGACACCCT